GAACCTGCCCTACATGAAGATTTACCCTTATTTGTAAAGACAGCACATGACTTAGGAATTAAGGTAGCACTTTCTACTAATGGATCACGCTTAAATACATTAAAAAAAACATTGCCTTACCTATCTTGGTTACGATTTAGTGTTGATGCAGGAACTCCAGAAACATTCTCTAGTATTCATGGAGTACATAGAGATGAATTTGATAAGGTTCTTTCCAACATAAAGTTTTGCACACATGAAGTTAAATTATCTGGACATAATGTACAGATAGGTGTCCAAACTCTTCTAATGCCTGAAAATATAAATGAGATAGAAGGACTTGGTGAGATTACAAAAGAGATTGGTGTTCACAACTTTCAAGTGAAACCTGCTCATTGTCACCCTAGTAGTTCTTATCAGATAAATAACTATCAATATCTAAGAGATAACTTACAAGAAAGACTTGAGAAATTAGATGATGAAAATTTCACCACAGTAGTGAGGGTGAAGAGTCTAGAACGATTAGATCAAGCAAGAACTTATAAAGAATGTCATGCGTTTCATTTCTATTGTCTTATTGATGCATGTGGGAATGTGACTCCTTGCAACATTTTCTACGGAAAACCAGAGTACATATTCGGCAATATATATGATAATAATCTGCATACCATCTGGAAGAGTCAACAAAAGAAAGATGTAATAGAAAAGATTACTGCATTAGAACATTCTCTATGTGAAGAGTATAGATGCCGACAGGATGTAATGAACAGATATTTAGAAAGAGTAAAGAATCCAGAACTCAATGACGAATTCATTTAATGCTATTAGAAAACATATATAAACAAGTTCACGATTCATGGGTTCAGAAAAGAGTGAAGGAATGGTATGATAGTGACCAATCAGAATGGTTTGACCCCTTTGTTGTTTTATCAGTACCCAATGTCTATTTAGAAATATTGTTTAGATATCAATATTGTATTAAAGGATTAAAAGATATTGAGATACTTATAGAGACAGGCACAGAAGAAGGTGGCACTACAGATATTATGGCTAAACACTTTGATAAGGTTTACACCATTGAAAAAAGTTTCTTTGTGTCAAAACGACAACACGCATTTGAGACTGACCCTGCAAATGATAATGTGTCTTGGTTGTATGGAGACTCACCAAAAGTTTTAGCAGATTTGAGACATAAGATAAAAGATGAAAGATGTGTGTTCTTTCTTGATGCACATACAAGTAACTCTTCTTGCCTAGTACAAGAGTTAAAAATAATAAAGAAATATTTTAATAACGAATCAGTCATTATAGTAGATGATGCGGTAGATATAGGAAAAGTTAGAGGTTATCCCACATTAGTAGAATTTCATAGATTGATAGAAGCTATCAACCCAGAATACACTGTAACATTTACTGGATTAGGGAGAAACATATGCCTAGTGCATTAATATATGGAAAAGAAATATAAGAATGGTTGGAATCCTGTTAAAACAACATGGAATAAAGGATTAAAACGGATATTAAATAATAAAGGAATTTATATATGTCAATAAAAACGGCACTTGTTCTTGGAGCAGGAGGTTTCATAGGAAGTCATTTAGTAAGAAGATTAAAAAAAGATGGTTATTGGGTACGAGGAGTTGATTTAAAACTTCCAGAATTTTCTGAAACTGAAGCGGATGATTTTATTGTTGGAGATTTAAGAGATATTATATTTTGTAAACAAGTTATAGATAAATCTTTTGATGAAGTATATCAACTAGCAGCAGATATGGGAGGAGCAGGTTTTGTTTTCACAGGTGATAATGATGCTCACATAATGCATAATTCGGCTATGATAAATTTAAATGTGCTAGAACTCTGTAAAGATTATGTCCCTAGTCTAAAGATTTTCTACTCTTCATCAGCTTGTATGTATCCAGAGCATAATCAACTTGATCCCGATAATCCTAATTGTGCCGAAGACTCAGCTTATCCTGCTAATCCTGATAGTGAATATGGATGGGAGAAACTATTTAGTGAAAGACTATACAAAGCTTACGAAAGAAATTATGGGTTGGAAGTTCGTATTGCAAGATATCATAATATTTTTGGTGAAGAAGGAACTTGGGCAGGTGGTAGAGAGAAAGCTCCTGCCGCTATGTGTCGTAAAGTAGTTGAAGCTAATTCTGAAATAGAAATGTGGGGAGATGGAAAGCAAACAAGGTCTTTTTTATATATTGATGAATGTGTTGAAGGAACTATCAGACTTATGGGTTCTGATTATAGTGACCCAGTTAATATAGGTTCTGAAGAAATGGTGACGATTAACGAACTAGCAAAGAAGGTAATGAGAATTGCAGGAAAAGAATTAGACATAAAACACATAGCTGGCCCAGAGGGAGTACGAGGAAGAAATTCAGAGAATAGTTTAATTCAAGAAGTATTGGATTGGTATCCTTCTTTACCTTTAGATGAAGGACTTACAAAAACATATGATTGGATAAATAAGGAGTGTAAGAAATGAAAAACCCAATCATTATAACTGGTTGTGCAAGAAGTGGTACATCACTCACTGCAGGAGTAATTAACATTTGTGGTGCAGAGGGTGGAGAAATGAGTGGTGCAACTATTTATAACAAAAAAGGAATGTTTGAGAATGCTGATATACGAAACAATTTGGTTAAACCCCTTCTTCTGAGTTTAGGGGTTGATCCAATGGCACAAAATCCTTTACCAGATGTAGAACAATTTAAAAAAATAGACGGAGGTATTTGGAAAAGTAAGGTACATAATCTTTTAAGAGAACAGGGTGTTAAAAAAGATGAACGATGGTTTTATAAAGGAGCTAAAGCTTGTTTGATGTGGCCATTATGGAATAATGCTTTTCCTGATGCTAAATGGATTATTGTCCGAAGGCGTAGTAAAGAAATTGTTAATTCTTGTATGCGTACAGGATTTATGAGAGCTTACAATACAGAAGAAGGCTGGCAAGAGTGGATTCAGCAACATATAAACAGATTTAATGAAATGCTCTATGCTGATTTAGATTTAAGAGAAGTTTGGCCACAAGAAATGATTGATGGACAGTTTAGTGAAATTAAATCAGTAATTGAATGGTTAGGTCTTAAATGGAATGAAGAAAAGATAATTAAATTTATTGAGCCTAAGTATTGGAATCAAGGAAGAGTAATTGTTAATGACAAAGAAATTGGAAGGATAGGATAATGGCAAGAGTAACTGATGCAGAAGTAGGAGCTATACTTGACACAGATGTTACAAGTTTTACTGCCTTCATAACAGCAGCAAATAAACTTGTGACTATTTTATTATCAGATACAAGTAAGATAAGTGATAGCACACAATTGAAAGAAATAGAAAGATGGTTAGCAGCACATTTCTTCAAAACAAGTTTAGAGTTACAGGAAAAAACTCAAGAGATAGGAGAAACAAAATCAACTTTCTTCGGTGGAGGAAATGAAATACTTTTAAAAGCCACCCTTTATGGACAACAAGCATGTGTCTTAGATACTACAGGAACATTAGCTAATTTAGGGAAACGCATAGGAAGTTTTAAACCGATTCTAGCAATTAGCAGGGCAGAGGATTCATAATGAGTTCATTTATAAACAGATATCATAATCAAACACTTGTTTATTGGGCATTTTCTGGTAGAGATGGTTTTGGAGGAGCTACTTTTGATGCACCAACTGAAATCTCTGGTAGATGGGAAATTAGACAGAAAATGTTGACTGATAGAACAGGACAACGACTTGAAAAAGGTACTTTAGCTTATGTGGGACAAGATATATCTGAAAATGATTGGTTGTTTTTAGGTGCATTAACTGACATAGCTTCATCTGTAGATGAGACAAATCCTAAGAATGTAACAGGTGCATTAGAAGTAAAATCAGTAACTAAAATACCCACATTAAAAGCGGATAAATTTCAAAGAATAGCTTTTTTATCGTCAGCAACATCTACGAGGTAATAATATGGAATTTCCAAGCAATGCCCCAATAAGAGTAAAAGGTTTAAGGAAAGTTACAAGAGCTCTTAGAAATAAAATTAAAAAGATAGAAGGTGAAATCTCTAGAGTTGGTATGAAAAGAGCAGGTAAATTTGTAATGAAGAAATCAAAACAACTTACTCCAGTTGATACAGGTAATCTAAGAGAAAGTGCTTTCGTAATATTTGGTGGTGATGGAAAAAATTCTGGTATAATAGCTACTAATGATTTTGATACTACAAAACCAGAAGGATTAACAGTAGCAGCAGAACATGAGTCTATTATCTTTGAGGAGACCATTGAAAAAGCAAAGACACCTTTTGCTAAAATAGGTCATACAGCTTTCTATGCTTTAAAAGAACATGAAGCTGTAGGAGAACAGCATAAAATAGGTGTGGCTAAATTTTTGGAAAAAGCTTTTTTTGGTTCACAGAAAGATATACTTAAAATATTAAAAGGGAGTGTCAAGAGATAATGAATGCACCATCACAAGATATAAAAGATTTATTAGAAGCATCGTCTGCAACAACAGGACTTATATTTGGTAGAACTTTGTTTGTTGGACAAGAACCAGATGGAGGAGGCGTTGCAGATAAGGTTGTATCAATATTTGATACAGGTGGAGGACAACCAGACACAAAGCGTACTTTAAAACTTCCAACAATAATGATTAAAATACGAGGAGATGTGTTTGGTTATCAGGCAGGTTATACTTTAGCAGAATTAATTGTGACAACATTACATGCTGTGGAAAATACAACAGTTAATTCTACTAGATATATTTACATAATAGCTCAGTCTGATATCAATTTTTTAGGGTACGATAAAAGTAATAGACCTATGTGGACTATTAATTTTAGGATAATGAGAACATCTTAAATTTTTAAGGAGGTGAAGGTAATATGGCAAGTTCAGCAATAGCAGGTGTCGGTGCAGTGTTTAAAAGGAATTCAGTAACTGTAGGAGAAGTAAATTCGATATCTGGCCCGAATAAAGCAAGAGACACAATTGATGTGACAACATTAGATTCAACAGGTGGTTATCGTGAATTTATTGGTGGTTTTAGAGATGGTGGTGAAGTGTCTCTGGACATGAATTGGACAAGAAGTGGATTTGATGATCTAAATGATGATTTCGAATCAAATGCAGGGCAGAGTTTTTCTATAATTATGCCCGATACAGGTAACACAGATTTTTCATTTACAGGTTTTGTAACAAACATTAGCAAAAGCATTCCTGCCGATGATAAGATCACAATGTCAGTAACAATCAAAATAGATGGTCAAATAACTGAATCAAGTTAATCAATTAACCTTAACCAGAGGAGTTTTTAAAATGGGATTTTTGACAAAGGAACAAATTCTACAAGCACAAGATTTAAAAACAGAGACAATAACAGTACCAGAATGGGGTGGAGAAGTAATAGTAAGAACCATTACAGCAAAAGAAAGAGATGCGTTTGAGAAGCAACTCACTCAAGAAGAAGGAGGTCTTGAAAATATTAGAGCTAAATTTGTAGCAGCTACGCTAGTTGACGAAAAAAATAATCTATTATTTAATGAGATGCAGATCAATGATCTAGGAAACAAATCAGCATCAGCACTTGATAGAGTATTTGCAGTAGGGCAAAAACTTGCAGGTCTTGGAACAAAAGATGCTGAAGAATTGTCAAAAAACTAAAAAAGCCAAGCAACTTATTTAAATTTAGACTATGCTTGGCATTAGGAGTTCCTCATCCTGATTATTTGATGGAAATGTTAAATTCTAAACAATTAAGGGATTGGGAAGTGGTCTACTCCATAGAACCATTCGGACAATACCCTGAATATGTTAGAATGGGTGTGATAGCTTCTACATTAATTAATATAAAATTAAAAAAGGGAGCAAAGAAATTAACTCCGTTAAGTTTCGTGCCACCATTATACGGTGGTAAGAAAACAGATGAAAAACAAACTATAGATGATATGAAGGAATTACTGTCATCTATGTCTGGAAAGAAAGTAAAATGAAATGGCTAATATAGGAACATTAACAGTAGTAATTGATGGTGAAACCTTTAAGCTTACAAAAGCGTTAAAGAAAGCTGAAACACAAACAAAGCAGTTTACCAAAAAAGCAACAACTGGATACAAATCAATGAAACAGAGTATCTTGTCGGCTAGGTCTGCGGTTATTGCTTTTGGTGCTGTTGGTACACTATTAATTGGCAAGATATTTGGAAAAGCAGTTAAAGAAGCAATGGATTTCCAGTATGAGATGGGGAAAGTGAACTCTCTTGTAAAAGATACTGAATTAACTTTTGGAGAACTGTCAGATGGTGTAAGAGACTTATCAAAAGAATTTGGTGTGGCAAAAGCAGATTTAGCTAAAGGTATGTTTGATATTATATCTGCTACAGTGCAAGCATCAGAAGCTATGGGAGTACTTAGAGCATCTACAAGATTAGCTGTTGGCGGTTTTACTGAAGTATCACAAGCTACTAAAGCTGTTATTGTTACTTACCAAACATTTAAAGATCAATTAAAAGATGTTGCAGATGCAGCAGATTTCTTATTCGCCATTCAAGAACGAGGTATTTTAACAGTTGCAGATGTTGCTAAAAATATTGGTGTAGTTGCAGCTATAGCAAAATCTGCAGGTTTGAGTGTTGAAGATTTAGGTGCGTCTTTTGCTATTATAAGTAGAACAGGTGTCGGTGCAGAAAAATCTGTTGTTCAATTATCACGATTAATTGAGACTTTTACTAAAAAAGTTTCTCCAGAAGCTATGGATGCAGCAAATAAATATGGTGTCGTATTAACCAAGAACTCTATAGCAAACGGAAAATTTTTAAGCACATTACTTAAATTAAAAGATGCTACATCCAAAGAGATTTCAATGATATTTAGAGATGTAAGAGCTAAACGAGGTTTTGTTGCAATAACAACAAGAGCTTCAGAAGTAGACGAAGATTTAGCAACACAATTGGAAAGAACAGGATTAGCAGCTAACGCTGAAGCTGAAGCTATGGAACTTTACACCACTAAAATAAAGCAATTCACACAAAATCTAAATGAATTGAAAGAGGCTTTAGGAGGAGTAATACTTCCTGCATTAATCAAGTTCACCGATACTTTAATCAAAATTAAAGACACAGGAAACATATGGGCATTTATGGCCAGTCCTTTACAAACTGTAGCTCTGATGGAAGCACAGGAAGGTCTAGAAAATTTACTTGCTAAAGGAGCTAATCCTGCCATCACTGGTATGAAAGGCCCTGCAATGCCAGGTGGATTTTCGTCTTTTCCGCAAGGCATGACTACAGGAGAAGCAGAACAAAGCAGAAAAAATAAAGAAGAGTATGATGCTCAAATTGAGAAATATGAACTTTTTAAGGAAAAAGGTAAAAAGTGGCTTGAGGCAAAAGCTAAAATAGATTTATCTGCAAAAGATTTCGCAATATATCAATTTGAAGAAGAAGCAAAGGAATTTAAAATATTGGTAGATCACAATATTGCAGGTGCTCAAGAGTTTGAAGATTTTAAAACTGCTTCTTTACAAAAAATCACATTAGAAAACAGTAAAGCTTATCAAACTATGCAATCTGCGGTTATTGCTTGGGGTGATGAGTTTGCTGATACTTTAACTGATATGGTCATGGGAGCAGAAGTAAGTTTTGCAAATATTTTCGAATCTTTTTCTAGAATGATTATCAATATGGCTATTAAAACCCAAATGATTCAACCATTGATGGCAGGATTATTCGGAGAATCAGCAGGAGGGTCAGGTTCAGGGTGGGTTGGACAAATTGCTGGAGCACTTGGAACAGCAGTTGGAGGGTGGATTGGTGGAGGTACAACAGCAGCAACTGGTTCAATGCTTACAGCACAATCAGTCCCAAGTACTTATCAAGACCCAGCTAGTTCGGCTGCTGGATATAATTTAACTGGAGTGCATTATGGCATGGCAGAAGGAGGAATAGCTACTAGACCAACAGCAGGGATATTCGGTGAAGCAGGAGCAGAGGCATTAATACCACTTGATAGAATGAGTCAGGTTATGGGAAGTATGGGAGGGGGAGGGAGTAATGTGGAAATAAACATTATCGGTGCTCCAGAAGGAACACGAGTTGAAGAATCAGAAAGCGAACAGGGAGGGAGAAGTATAGATGTAATTCTTGATGAGAAAATGTCACAACAGGTAAAGCCAGGGAGTAAATTTAATAATCAAATGCTTAGTCAATTTCGTGATATGCAACAAAGCACGATAAGGAG